ATTGTTATTCGAGATACTATTACTCGCGTTGATGTTATCCGTTTGGTGAACTCATGCGATAGCGTTATTGCTTCCGATTCGCTCGTTATTGACAATCTCAAAGAACAATTAAACATCGAAGGCGAAAAGATTGACAACTTGCAAGAAGTGGTCGTTGCTTATGAACAGAAGTCGGACATATTGACCGAACAAATTAACAGTCTAAATGCTGATAAAAAGAAATTGGAGAAACAAAAAAAGCGCAGAAACCGCGCCTTAGTTGTAACATCGTCCGTCGCTATTTTGTCGACGTTTGTTCTTGCAATTTTACTTTAGATTCGGGAATGTAAAATTTCATTGAGAACTGGATTGCTTCGCTCAGGAATATATTGCGACTGTTCTCTCCGCGCTTCTCGTCAATCTCGTTCCACAGGTCTTTGTGTAAGTAGACACATATTCCTTTCTTAGTTTTGCTCTGCGCCATCTTCTTTGTTTTTAGTCATCATTGTTCCAATCATTAACGCTAAGTATATTTTTTCTTTTGCGTTCAAGTCCTTTCGTTGTGAAAGTTCCAGAAGAATATCTCCAAGAATCTTCCCTTGCTGGAAGTAGGTTGCGATTGAATTAACAATTTCTCGCTCACGATCATAAGTCATTTTGAGCGTTTCGTATAGTGGTGTTTGTTTCATTTCGTAAATGTATGCTAAATAATTCTAACCGACAACGTATTGTCCATAACTTGGATTGAGTTCGAAGTACATACGCATCATTATAGCGTCTGCAACGTCGGGAGAAATTCCTTCGCGGTTCTTGATAACGTCTTTGGGTGTTACCATTAACTTTCCGTCCACGTCAGCGCGGTGTCGTTTAATCATTTCAAGCTCACGCACGATTTGTTCTTTGCGCGTACTCGATAGAATCGTTACCTTGTTTTCTTCAACGTATTGCGCCAACTTGTAGTAACATTCGCTCTTTAAATTTTGGTATTGTGGGTGTTTTGGTTTTGATCCGTTGACAAACCCTCGACATTTCAAGAAGTCAACGACACCACCACCAACACCGTCTTCGTCGCAGACTACGTCTTGCAATAAAATTGAGTGTTGTTGACAGGTTAAACGAACTTTGTTTACGACTTCGTCCAACGCCGCACGATTCATTTCAATTATGTCGATGATAGTTAGACCTTCCCAAACGCAGATAATTGTTCTATCCTTCCCGAAACGCGCTATGTCGGCTGTGATATACTTCTTTCCTTCATTGATTACTTCGTTGCGGAACATTCGAAGCAAGTTCTCCGTTTGAAACAACTTGTCGCTATCATCGTCGAACTCCCAATTACCTTCTAAAAGTCTTTTGCGGTCGTATTCGGGAAGGCGACGCAATGATTCAATGTAAGCAACAGGAAGGAATGGATTGTCTTGCGGTAACGCTTGCACGAACGCGCGGTGTGAAGGCAATTCGTTGCGGTTGTTCTTCATGTAGAACTCGTTATACAACCAACCCTTCGAAGGATTACAGGACAAGAAGCCTTTCGGAATAAGACCGAACTCGTTCAATTTGTAACGGCAACGAGAGTGAACAATGCTGACCGCCTTTGCGGTTACTTCGGAACACTCATCTATGAAATAGTCTGTGAGCTCCATCGATCCAAGTTGGTCGAAATTTGGGTTTGACGGATAGCTGAACAAATCTTTTAGCACTATTTCGCTTCCGTTGAAGAACTTAATTATGTTCGATTGCCCGTTGTATGTGTAGTGTTTGTCAGCAACCAAACCAAAGTCTTGCGCCGTTTCAAAGAACGTGTTTAAGGTCGTCTTTTTCAACGTATCTAATTTGCTACGTCCAATAAGAGAACGTGTCCCTGCGTACTTCAAACGGCGTTGAATCTGCCACATACAACCGAGCTTTGTCTTTCCACCCCCTGCCGCGCCACCATAAAGAACTTGTTCAACAATGCTGTCGGTGTTGAGATAGTTCAACGCTTCGACTTGACGCGGAAGGTAGTTTGGTTTATACGGTCTCAAAATAGTTTTAATTGTTTAGAGTTAACAGTCCATTGTTCCGCCATAGCTTTTGCAATGCCTGGAAATGTTTTGGATCTTAAAGTTCTTCTTTGTTCAGGTGTTTTAGCGTTCCTTAATGCCATGTAATACCACATAGCCATTCTTTTCTTTTCACCTTTTTTACTAATAAATTCAAAGAATTCTCCCTTTTCAACTATATCAGTTGGCTGTAAATTTGGTAAATTTTTTAACCATAAACAAGTTGACTTTTGCGCTTTATCTCCGAATTGATACGGTTGAATAATTTGATTAGGTTTTCTATAAATTTTACTCATTATACCAATTGGATTTTCAACAGCAATTTTTTCAATTGGGGCATTTATAAATTCCATAAAGAATTCAATGCTTTTTTGTTGGCTACCGTCCTGTTGTTTTCTTTCAAAATGTCTTGCTCCGCTTACAGCTAAATCTGTACAAGGTGGAAATGCTATCATCATATCCCAATTCCAGCCTATTTGCCTAATTAAAGCACCTAAAGAATCATCTTTATCTTTATATTCATATTCTTGCTCATCACTCCAAACATCAAATTTCAAAGCAAAATTATCGTTAATAGTAACTTCATTAGTATCAAACCAACCGTTTATTACTTCAAGAGCATCTTGTTGAAAATGCCATTCTGGATGTGATCCGCTGCAAGGTAATAAATCACAACTAAACGCTTCGTGTCCTAATTTACGAAGTTGTATTGTGACCGCTTGACTTTCTTCACAAGCAACAAGAATTCTCATTGCTTCGACAAATAAAGTTTATACAACTCACGCATACCTTCGAAGCGAATCGATTCCTTCAACAACATTCTTTTCCTGTCACTCATTCGCTCAACCATTGATTGAACAAGCTGTTGTTCGAAATAGATATTCTTCTTCGCGTTTGCTTTGCACAACCTGTATTCTTCTTCGGTGAAGGTGTCAGCGTTTATCTGTTTGCTTTCTTCGAGCCAACGCATCAAAGACACCGCACGAATCTCGATAACCGTGTACTTTCCTTTCTTGAAGTTGTGCAAATCTTCTGCAAACATTCTTCTCCAGCTGTCGTCATTAATAGCCATTTCTTTTTCTTTTAGTTGTTTAGATTGTTCTTCTTTTGCTTCCGCGATTTCATTTTGAATTTGTAGATTTGCTTTGTCTCGATGTGGTTTGTAGTGAGTAAGTACGTCACCAATAAACACTACGCTCAATGCTCCAAAATGTTCGCATTTCTTTGACAGTTCGTTCGCAGCGTTCAATTCAAACGCGAGATTGAAGTGTTCGAAAGTAACCCACCGAAAGTGCTTACCTATAAATTCGTGAAGCATCTGGAGTAGTTGCGCTTCAGGAAGCGCGATGCCGTACATAGCGCAGACCTTCGAGCATAACTTTACGAACGCAGGTAGTTCGTAATCGGCAACGAATGCGCTTTCGCGTTCCGCACGATCAACCCTTTGTGTAATGCTGAGCGTCGTTGTAGATGCGCTGCGCAGCATCGGAATCGAATTTTCCATTTTTGATTTTAGTTTGTTGGTTTGTAGTTACAAAGGTAGATAAGTCCCACTTGCGAACGGCAGCCTTCCAGTCCTTCATTTGATTTCTTCCCACCTTCCACCCGTTTGCTTCGTAATGTGCGTGGAATTTCTCGGTGAACTTCAGCGCGTCGTCGTTGCTTAGTTTTTCGCAAGCGTAGTCGTAAATTTCAACGACGGTAGGTTTCTTAAATGGCGACTTCTTTTCTTTTGCTATTAGCGTTGGTGCTGTTGGAACGGACAAGCGAGTAAGTATGTCGTTTATCTTTTGTTCCTGTTCGTTTGCCTTCGCTTCGAGAATCTCGATTCTCTTTTTGAGTTGTAGTATTAACATCATGTTTTTGTTTTTTACATTTGGTCAAAACCTATACTTTTTAAGTATTCCGAGTCTTCATCTTCTGCAAATATTTCGTTGTAGTATTGTTCGCCTTTAGTTAGACCGTCAATGTCTTTAAATTTTTGTTGGTTGCAAGCATCAATAATTTGTTGCTTAAATGTTTGATTCGCTTTTTCAAACAATTTTTCCATATCATCACGCCAATCTATTTCAAAAGATAAATCATGATATAATTCATCTACAATACTTGCTTGTTTATTTTCCATAATTTTTATTTTTAGTTTTTTATTTAGTCCCACCCTTCACCTTTCGCGTCGTCGTCTGCGTCGTCCCATTCTTGACAATCGAAACACACTTTTATTTCTCCGTCGTCGTCGACGTGTTCATATGCGGTGTCCCAGTCTTCGAGTTGTTGGTCGCGCAATACTTCGTCTACGCGTTCTCCGAGTTCCTTGCTTTCGCAGTTCGGACAAAAGATAAGTTCTGATTTCATTTCTTTAGTTGTTTTTTAAGTTTGATTTCTTTTTGATGTTCTAAATGCTCGACAAATTTAGTATAAAATTTCATTGGTTTAGCATAACCCATATCATTTAAGATAAAACAAATGCGTTCAACGTTGGCAGCGTAGTTCCTGTCGCATTCAATCTGCCAACTAACTTGCTTCACTCCATGCATTACTGTCGCGTGATCCTTGCCGTAGTGCTTGCCTATTGATTCGTAGCTTTGAAGGTAGCAAGGACGTATAAGAAAGAATATCACTTGACGTGCCGTTACTATTTCGCGTCGTCTTGTTGGCGTGTACAATTGCTGTGAAGGTATTCCAAGAACAGAACAAGTAATATCTTCAAGTGCTGACCAAAACATTTCACGTTCATTCTCCAGTTCCTGTTGAATCTTTATTTGCTGCGTCGTTAATC